TGCTCCTGCGTTGACAACTAATATTTGGCCAGCTGATCCTAATGCTAGTCTCGCTGGTGTGTTAGCAGCAGATGCATATAATACATCTCCTGTTGTTGTTAATGTCATGTCTGGAGTTTTAACTGCAGGTAGAGTACAGAATACATCTTTTGTACCTGTATTAAAATTAATAGCTGAACCACCACTTGAAGAAGTGATTACAGTTGTTCTTGTTAAATTTGCTGACGTAGCATCTAACGTACCAAGACCTACTTCCCATTCATTAGTACCTTGATTATGAATAGTATAATAAGTTGTATTGTTATTACCGATACCTGTTGCAAAAGTAACAAAGCCAACCGCTGCGCCTGCAAGAGCGATAGCTCCTGTGCCAGTAGTCGTGCTAGTTTCTTTTACTCTATCATTTAAAACTAAAGCCATTATTTAAAATCCTATGATGATGTTAAACTTAAAATTGCATTAGCAGGTGTTGAAATACTAGGAAACGCAATAGTGAAATCACCATTCGTTGCCGTTTTTGTTCCACCAAAATCTAAAACTACAACTATTTTATTTGCATTAGTTGAATTATAGATTGCTGCAAACGCCGCTCCAAAAGTTGCAGCGCCTGTTGTTGCTGCTCCCCATGTTAAATTATCAAAATCAACTGTAGTAGTTGCTGTTGAAGCTCCTACTTGTTGGTTCTGTAATTGTTTTCCACCAGCTGTATAGTTAGAACCACCTGATCCTGATACTTCATTAGTTGTATCATAAACTGTACTTGCTGTTGAATATGGATTTGACGTATACAACGCTAGAAAAAAAGTATTACCCCCTGCACTGAAATTGTGAGTTCCAGACATGAGTTCTCCTTTAAAAGCGAAAGGTACTATATTTGCCATTTATTTTCTCCTTAATTATTGTTTCCGTAACTAGATGGAGATTTAGATTGTAGTTGAGCCCGAAGAACGCCATCCATATCTTCGTCTCTGCGTCTGTTACCGATTTGTTCGATCGCATACGATTCTAGAGCTTTATCATATTGCCCTGTATAGTATTGTAACATATCTGCTGGACCTTTCAAGTATCCATATGCATTAGCTATACATTTATATAAAAGCAAATCTTGATATTTATTTGATAAATAAGTCCCATTAGAACTAACTGAAGAGTTAGTTAAACTAGTAGGTTCTTTATTATAGGACATAGTAACAGAATAATTAGCATTTGGAGTTGGTGCTATAACCCATGTTGTTTCATTCCAGTTTCCATAATATTTAGGAACAGCTGTAGAAGAAATATTAGGTGTAGAATAATATTCAGCCATAAAACTAGTATCTCTTTGTTCTAAATAAACTTGATTTCCTGCACCGTCTGTTACTTGAACGTATCTTATAAATCTTAAGTCTGAAGGAATACTCATATATCTATTATCTGTGGTTAAATTTGATGTTGCATAAAATCTTTCTTGGTCTGTATCAATAGCTCTAAAAATAGAATTTTCTGCATTTTTAGTTATGTTAGCTAAAATAGCATCTGTTAAAACAGAACTTCCTACTTCTGTATAAGATCTAACATCTGAATATAAGTTTGCTAATGTATATGCCATTATTGATTAACTACCTTTAGGGTTACAGGACCAACGGAACAAGAAGATCCACCACCTTTTACTCCTGAACTTGTAGCACTACTAGAACTAGTAATAAAGAAATAATTTTCTGGTTGAGATAAAGTTCCTGATGCTGTTATAACACTTCCGTCAGCTTGTTTTTGTCCTAATGTAATTGTAAACCCAGTAGCACTATTAATATCTGATACCCCTGCAAAGTTTGGTATAGTTGCAAAAGCTTGTAAGTTGTGTGCATCTGAACCACCAGATCCAGCAGATGTTACCAATGGAGGTCCTCTAAATCTTACTTTAGATCCAGCTTTTCTTTGATGATCAAGTGAAAAAACATTTATAAAAGTTACACCTCCTGAAATTACCGCAGTAAAAGGATCGGGATCCAATAAAATTAAACTATCAACTGCTGGAGGCTGAACTCTAGGATTAAATAAAGCTTGGGGATCTGCACCAACTGGTTTTGGATTAAGTTGTGGTTGTTTAGGTTCAAATTCTGAAAAATGAACTAATGCTCCATTCCATTCTCTTACCATTTCTAAATAAGGAAAAGCCATTCCAGACCTATCTGAAATTGCAAGTGCATATTTTCCTTTAGCAAAAACTCCCATTATACTCCATCTCCATAAAATGTTTGTGGTGAAATAAAGCTAGATGTTCCTTGACTATCTTCATTAAGAGCTCTAGCAAATTCATCTTCATACATCATTCTTAATTCTTGTGTTCTTTCAGGAGAATATTTTACACTTAAATAATAAGCTAGTCCTGAAATCATGCAAGGATAGAATCTATAAACAACGTCTGCGGTATTTGTATAAGCTCCTGCATCTTGTATTCTTGCCATGTAATAAAATTTTAATTGAAAGTTAGCTCCAGAAAAACTAGCTGAAGGTGTTGCATATAAACTAATTGAAGGTGCAACTAATCTTTGAACATAATATTGAGAAGGTGTTCCTTGAGTTAATTTATTTGGTAAAGCGGCATAAGCAGATCTATCTATTTTAGTTAAAGATACATCAGCTGGTGCTGTGGCTGTACTATTATTTCTAACCCAAGCTTCTAATACATCACTAATGTCATTTGGAAAATTAGTATTGTCTTTTGCAAAATCATAAACTGCTTGACCTTGAACTAATGGAACTGTTGCTTCTTTAATCTCCCAAAGATGCACACCTCTATTAGCCCATTCAGAAAATAATATATTTAATGAACGTCTAGCACTTTTTAATTGATAACCACTACGAGTTCCACGTATGTTAGTTCTTTCATACGCTTCTTCGATAATGTCATCAATCGGTGGATTGAATGTTATTGTTCCGGAAGTAGTCATTAACCTCCTTTTACTGCCAAATTACTGCGACAGAAGTTGTTCCAGCTACTAATTCAACATAAAGACCATTTTGAGCTTTAATACCTACAGCTGCAATATACTCTTGATACATTTCTCCATCTAAACATTTCTGTTCGTAGATTAAAATACCACCATTGCTTGACCCGTCATATATTTTTACATGACAAGTATTTGCTGAAGGATTAATTGTAACTCCTTTTAAATAAATAGTAGGTCCTGCTGCTGTAGCACTTCCTGCTTTATTTCTTACAGTTGAACTTGCTTCTGTGTAGAATTGGTTTACTGGCGTTGCGCCACCTGCATATCCCATTTTTTCTCCTTTTAAATTTTGTGTGGGCCGAAGCCCACACTTAATTAATTAATTACGCTGTTGCTGCGTCTTGCAAATTATTTGCTTGAACATACGTGAACGTAACAGTTACTTGACCTGTAGTTGCAGTACCACCTGCAGATATAAGAGTCGCTGTAATTTGTGTATCAGAACCAAATCTATCAGCTTCGTCTAAAGCAGCGTCAGCTATTGAAGAAGTTTCTCCTAAAGCTTTAACGTTAGTGTTAGCTATTAAGTATTGAGCTGTTCCTGTTTTTCCTACAGATACAGTTGCTGTTCCACTCGCATTACTTACTACTGCTACTCTAATTGTAGTTGTAAGTAGTTGTGAGTTTTTTGGTATTACACCTACGTTGTAAGTAGTTGTTCCTACTACGACTGCTGCATCAATCATAATTGATTGAGACATTACTACTTGACCTGTATTTTTTACATTAGATCCAAGTGTTGTTCCTGTTGTGTTTGAGATCGTTCCCGCTTTAATCGGTCCCGAAAATGTTGTGTTTGCCATTTTATATTCCTCCTAGAATACGTAAATATAGTCCTCTAGGGATGTCGACTATACGCGTCTATATTTACTTTTTTGTTATTAATGTATAGTGCTTAAAATATATATGATTTTTGTAAAGAGTGCAAGGGATTGCGTNGTGAATGTACGTATTTCGACGATGTAGCGTTTTATTAAGTAGCTACTGATACTTCGGGTGCTGCACCCTCAATTTTATTTGNCTGNTGAGCTNTCATAGCTTCGGCCATTTTTATATCGCTTATGACCTCTCTTATTTTATGGTCTATTCTGACCATGTCGAGAGTATATCTACCCTCTTTAAGATGCTCCTGCTCCCAGTTCAACTCCAGTGACCTTTTCNCTTTGTATAGGTCTGTTAAGTTCTGCATCGTGGATCTCCTCAAAAGTTATCCATTTTTTAGACAGACTTGTAAATCCGTCTTTTTCCCATTTTACACCTTTTTCTCCTAGTTTGTCAACTATTGAATTTTCAATAGCATCAGAAGTATCTTCACACGTTATTTTTAAACGCGCATGATACCCATATGCTCTGATATTAACTAGAAAATTTTTCATGATTGCTCTTCTTATACCACAAAAAAAAGGGGCTCGAAAGCCCCTTTTTAATTTAATTATTGTAACGATTACACTCCTGGTGAAGCAAATACTCCTCTAGGGTCAGAAAATCCGAAGACATATCTTTCTCTAGCTTTGTATCTTACGTTGCCAGTGTCAAAATCACCTTCCATAGTCGTTTTGATAGGTGCTCTTGTAAAGTGTTTCAAACCATTAGGTACATCTGTTTTGATATAAAACGCATCAGTGTCAGTTAAGTAATGATTAATTACATAACCTTGAGGTA